GCCAGCGGCATTCCCCGCTTGGACTACTTTACCAGCGGCGGCGTTACGGGGTGTCCTGCGCTCCTTGTGGAGCCTGCGGCGACCAACTTGGCCCTGCATTCCCGTGACCTATCCAACGCCGTTTGGTTGGGGACAAATGTGACAAGAGCAAAGAATGCCGTCGGTGCTGATGGGGTTGCATCGGGTGCCACTACTTTGACCGCTACGGCGGCAAGTGGAACGGTTTTGCAAGCCATTGTTAACATATCCCAAAGCCGTGTATTTTCAGCCTATGTGCGCCGTGTTACGGGGACGGGTGCGATTCAAATGACAACCAACGGAGGAACAAATTGGACCACCGTTACGATTTCCTCCCTCTACACCCAAGTCGCTTGTGCGGCTCAAACTGTTTTAAATGGTTCGGTAGGATTCCGAATGGCCGTCAGCGGCGATGTTATTGAGGTGGACTTCACGCAATCAGAGGTTGGGCCTGCATTTACATCGCCCATCCCCACCACCGCAGGCACGGGTAGCCGAAGCGCAGATATCATCTCGGTAAGCGGAGCGGTCAGCGGGGCTATCGGGCAGACGGAGGGGACGGTTTATGTGGAGGTGGATGTGAGTAATCGTTTAAACGGAACCGCTGCAATTACATTAGCAAAAGACGCAAATGTGAGCGGTCGTGTAATCATCTACACCAATACCAGTAATAGATGGCGGGCAAATTACACCGACGCGTCAGGCAATGTTGTTGACACTTCTGCGGCAAATGATAGTCAAGTTCTTGGGGTAAATAAACTTGCCTTTGCGTATGGAGCGGGAGGCAATGCGACCGTTCATTGCAATGGTTCATTGATTATTACGCTTTCGGGTACATCTACTTTTGTTCAAGAATTGCGGGCGGTGTTTTTAGGAAGCAGTAATGGGGGGGCGTTGTTTTTTAACAACCGCATCCGTGCCGCCGCTCTCTACACCACCCGCCTGACCGACGCAGAACTCGCAACGCTGACCACTCTCTAAGATGCCCACCTTCCGCAAGTTCGCATTTCCCGACGGGGCCACCGCTGACAAGTTGCTGCAAGACCTGCAACCGCTGGACTTCGCCGTGCCGCTCGGACACATCTGCGCCGCTACCGATGCGGAAGGAAACTGCATCAAGAGCCGCCCTGAATTTGCGGTGGACATCCTATTCAACGACACCTGCCCCAAAGACCTCGCCGCATTTGTGGTGTGGCCCGAACCCTGTGGCGTTCACTCGTTCAGCGGTTGGGAAGAACAATACACGAAGGATTATCAAGAATTTGCAACACCGCAAAGCAAATAACATTTCCAACTATGGGACTATTCAACCGCCGCCAAGACAACCCCGACCAACCCAAATTACCACTTATGAAATCAGCCGTCATCGCTCTGCTCCGTCACTTGCTAACCTTTATAGGCGGTACACTCGTCGCCAAAGGTATCATTGACACCGCTACACTCACCGAAATCATTGGCTCGATATTGACCTTGTTGTCAGTTGGTTGGATGGCTTTGGATAAATCAAAGGGCGAACCCAACAAGTAGGCACGGGTGAACTTAATTGAAACCACTATCATCGGCACCATCAGCGCAATCGTTGGCGGTGCAGTTGCTTGGCTGACCAAGGGCAAGTTCACGGCGGATAGTTTGCAAGTCAAGCAAGCCCAAGCGGTGCTTGCGATGTGGCAGGAAACCGCTGAGGCTCAAAAGAAAGAATTAACCGAATTACGCAACGAGATTGTAAGTTTGCGGGAGCGGATAGAGTCGTTGGAGAACACCATCCAGCAACTTGAAGCCGAGAACGCAACGCTTAAATCTCAGCGATGATTCTACCACTTACCAAGCACGCCCGTAACATCCACGAAGTCACCTGCCAATCGGGGCAGGAGTTTCTTCTAATTTCCGACCTTCATTGGGACAACCCGCATTGTGACAGGGGACTGCTGACCAACCATCTCAAAGAAGCACAACGCCGTAATGCAGGAGTCATCGTCAACGGTGACTTTTTTTGTTTGATGCAAGGCAAGGGCGACCCACGCAGGAGCAAGGAAGACATCCGTGAAGAACACAACAACGCCAGGTACTTGGATAGTATCGTGAACACGGCGGTGGAATGGTTTGCGCCATACGCCAAGAACCTGCTACTGGTTGGCTACGGGAACCACGAAACCAGTATAATCCACCACCAAGAAACCGACATCCTGCAACGCTTTGCAAGCACGCTGAACTACGCCACAGGGTCAGCAGTTGAAGTTGGCGGCTACGGCGGCACCATTGACATCCGAGTGAACCACGACCCAAATCGGGGGATGAACTTCGTGGTACATTATTTCCATGGGAGTGCAGGCGGTGGGGTGGTCACCCGTGGAGTAATTGCCGACCAACGCCTCCTCGCAGCCACCGAAGGCTACGACCTCACATGGATGGGCCATGTCCACGAATTGTATTACCATCAAAACATGATTCACAAATATGACCGTCCCAAGAAGACCCTCGTTCAAAAGCCTGTTCACCAACTGCGTACTGCGACTTACAAGGAGGAATGGGACGGCGGATACATGGGCTTTCATACTGAGCGAGGAAGAGGCCCGAAGCCTCTTGGCGGATATTGGATGAAACTCGAAACCAGCAGGAACGCAAGCAAGGACAACAAGGGGACCGAGTTGCAACTGCACGCCACCTTCACCCCTGCGGATAGGTTGTACTAACCCTCCTGCGTGTCGGAGGCCGTTAGGTACAGATAACCGTACTCCTTTTCCGCATTGAATTGGGGGCAGGCTTTGTTGACCCCTGGGAAGTCCCGATGGCCACAAATGCGGGCCTTGGGGTATTTCTGCAACCAGGAGAGCAGCACCCCTGCAATCGCTTGGCGTTGCTGAATAGTGCGGTCATCCGTGTCCTTGCCCCCGATGTAGGACACATGGAGCGAAGTAGCATTGTGTCCTGCAACCCCGTTGGTCACTTTGTCGTCGGTCGCAAGGGTGATGATGTTCCCATTGGCCTCAATGATTTTGTGATAGCCCACCGACTTCCAGCCAAGACCTTCCTTCCAATGTCTGCGGATGGATGCGATGGTGGTGTTCTTCGGGGTGGCCGTGCAATGCACGACGAGGTGGGTGATGTTTCTCATTCTTCGGGGTTTAAAAGCGGATAATAGCAGACGGTGTGGTCCTGCTCGGTGGGCAACTGGGAGGCTGACACTTCGTGGATCCCTGACCATTGAGCCTTGGCTGGATCATAGCCCAGCAACTCGCAGGCCCTGCGGTATTCGCAAAGGAGGGCGTGGTTCTGCTCCAGGTCTTGGGGTGAAATAGCAATCATCAGTCGCTCCAAGGCATTCGTGAGGGCTTTGGCGGGTCTTGTGGAGTGGTAGGTCATACTGCAAATTTATGCGCTATCGGGTGCATTTATGGCGAAAAATGGGAATTTATACCGCATCGGGTGCAGGGCCTAAAAAAAAGTTTCATAAAAAATTGACCACAATGGTCGCAAAAGGAAAAACCGCCGTATCTTTGACCTACAAACCAACCACAAAACCATGAAAACTATCAAAACCCCCACCCACAACTTCATCACCTTGTTTGACAATTCTTTGTCTATCAACTTGACCAACGGCAAAATCACCGCCACCGGCTTCGGCGCACAATGGCTTCGCCTTGAGGAGTGCAGCATCAGCGACCTTGATGCTTCCGGCTTGGCCGACATCAGCAGCCAAATCGTGCGTCAGCACGGTGCCTGTGTTGCAGCGAAATTCAACCAATTCTCCGGAAACTAAAACCCAAACCATGACCCACGAAACCAAAACCAAACTCAAAGCCGCCCTTGCGACGGGCTACATCGTGCTAACCGCCTGCCTCGGAATCGCATTCTTCGGCAGATTCATCCTTACAATTATCACCAACTAAACCCCAAACTATGAAACCACTATCCCCCGAACAACTCGCCAAGATTGCCGAGCCACTCCCCCCCGAAGCCATTGCTGCTCATCCAACTAAAGAAAACCTTTCCACTATTAAGGGCATCTTCGTGACCGAACGCCTCAACCAAGTTTTTGGTGTCGGTGCGTGGGTCGTAAAGACCGACCTGTCTTGCCCTATAACCTCGGCAATACGAACCACCAAGTTTGGTAAAGAGAGGACGGAATACACCGCCGTGGTCAAGACCATCTTCACAATTCCCGCTCACGACATTTACTACGAGTGCATTGCGTCTTCAATGAACGACGACCCAGGCGATGCCGCCAAGGGTGCGACAACGGATGCCATCACCAAGATTGCGTCTTGGATTGGGATTGGGATTGATGTGTACAAAGGCAAGCACGGAGCGGCCACCAAGCCCGCCAACGCCAACCTGCTGGACCTCAACGACCGCCTTGGCCTCGTTCCATCCTACGACGACTTGACCGTTGCAACCCTCAAGAGCGACTTCCTGAAGTTGGTGCAGAAGTTACCCGCTGACCAGCAGGAACGCTACATGAAGGACCTGGACCAAATGACCCCCGCCCGTTTTGAAAAGGGCATCGCATTCATTCAAAATCAACTTTCTAAAAAATAAGCCATGGACAACCTACTGACTAAATGCAATGCCGATGTGTTCAAGGCCATCCTTGACCTCAAAGAGGAAAACCCTGAGATTGGTGACAAACTTTTTGAACTCCTGCAAAAGTATAAATACTGGTGGGAAATACCTGCGGGTGATGTGATGTGGTTTGCAGCATACCTGCCCCACGAAATTTGGAACGGCAAAATCAATACATTTCACTACCTTTTTGAATCCAAACAAACCACCGAAATGCCATGAACCACTTAGTCACTATCCCAAAGTCGGACATCTCCAAGCAGGACATCGCCGACATCGCCGCCAACCTCATCCTCCGCATTGAGGAGGGAGATGTCAATCCCATCGCCGCCCATGTACGCCTCAAGGCGGTCGTCAAAGCCCTGGAGCAAGTACTGAAGGCCACCGAGGATATTGTTCGGGACGAGGCTGAAAAGCACGGCAAGACCTTCTCCGCATTTGGTGCTGAAATCCAAATCAAGGAGGGTGCGCTCACGCCCGACTACACGCACGACCAGGTGTGGAGTGACTTGCAAGCATCCATGAAAGCGAGGGAAGAACTGCTCAAGATGGCATTCCGCAACGCTGGCAAGGCCACGGTGTACGACGAAGCGACTGGCGAAGCGGTCCCCGTGTGTCCTGCAAAAGGGACAAAGCCATCCATCGCAGTAACTTTTAAGACCACTTAACCATGCCCAAACCTAAAGGAAAAGAAATCCAACGAAGGGTCGCCACCATTTACGCCGTGTCGTACCTCGCACAACGCCCATACAGGGCCGTAGAACTCGCTGAAGTGCTTGGGTTGAACCTTCGTACCACCTACCGAATCTTAAGCGATTTAAAGGCCTCTAATTGGCTCATCAAAGAAAACCTCACTTATTCAATTCAACCCAACCAAATCCAAACCCAAAACCCATGAGCGATTACACCCCCCAACCCAACACCTTCACCCTGTTCGCCAACGACAAAGGTGACAACCCGAAGCGTCCCGATTACAGGGGCGACATCGTCCTGCCCGACGGAACCAAGATGCGGCTATCCGCATGGGTCAAGGAAGGCAAGAGCGGCAAACGGTTCCTAAGCGGCAAAGTTGAACCATTCCAGCAGCAGACCAGCGGCGGGAATTTTGCACCGCAAGATGGTGATATGCCTTTTTAGTGTAACTTTGTGACCTAATTACATTTACCATTATAGCCCATTTGTAATTCCAGCCAAATGGTGCGTCCGATAAAGGGTTCACTCTCTAACCCCTGCCCCGACTGCTGGAATCAGTCGGGGTTTTTTTTTCTTTGCTATGGCAACAATTTCACTATTTAAGGCCGCAAAAGGAGCGGCAACACGCAACACCACCCCAGACGATCACCTGGACTTTGCGGAGTACATCACCAATATCCGTGATGGGTATTGGTACAACGAGGTGACCGCATACCGTGCCGCCAAGACGGACGAAACCAAACGCAGGCTTTCTGCCGTTACTCCCAGCGGCAAGTTCAAGAAGCAAGGCAGGGACGGCCTTGACACGCATTCGGGGATCCTTTGCATTGACATTGATGCCAAGGACAACGAGGGTGTGAACATGAAGGCTCTGCTGAATGACGAGTTTCTGCTTGCCATGCACAAGTCCACAGGGGGAGAAGGGTATGCCGCCTATTACCGCATTGAACCCGATCGCCACCTGGATGCGTTCTTCGCCTTGGAGAAACGATTGGCCGATAAGTACCACATCATTATTGACCCTGCATGCAAGGATGTGTCCCGACTTCGGTTTGTCAGTTTTGACCCCGAAGCATATCACACCGAACGCAAGGTGGCCGTATTCAAAGCCTATCTACCAAAAGCCAAGGCAACGCCTGCGCCGAAGTTCTATCCCCACGGCGAACACGATGTGGAGCATATCATTCAGCAGATTGAATCCAAGCGCATTGACCTTACCAACTCCTATGCTGACTGGGTGAAGATCGGCTTTGCTATTGCGGCAAAGTACCAAGAAATGGGTGCGGACCTGTTCCATCGGGTGTCAGCCATATCCCCGAAATACGACCCGCAAGTATGCGATCGGAAGTACAAAGCCCTCTGCCAAACCAAGCAGAACTCGGTGTCCTTTGCCTCGTTTATGTGGCTCGCCAAGAATGCAGGCGTTGAAATCCAAACCCCGCAGACCAGGCACATCGTTTCCACGGCCAAGACCCACCGTATGCGGGTTGGAACCAACGGCGGCCCCAAGGACATCGCCACGGCTACCGAAACGGCGGTCCGAATCCTTCGGGAAATTGATCAGGTAGATGTGGAGCAGTTGGAAGAAATCGTCGCATACACTATGCAAATGGATAGCGATGAACTGAAAACTGCATCCACCGAGGATTCGCCCATCAAGCAGATCAAAGCGTACCTGCGATCCTACGACCTGCGCCGCAACGCCGTGACCAGAAACATTGAACTCAACGGCCAACCGATCAACGACACGGACCTCAACAACATCTATGTGGCTTGCCTGGAGAACTTTGGCAAGAAGGAGGTCAACATGCAGTTAATCAACGCCATCGTGGATTCGGATTTTGTCATCACCTACAATCCGTTTTTGGAGTTTTTCGCCAAGAATGCCCACCGACAACCCAAGGGGTGTATTGAAGCCCTGACCAACACGATCACAAGCACGACGCAAGAACACGCATTTGTCCAGATGTGCATTTACAAGTGGCTCTGCTCCGTGGTTGCAAGCATGCAGGGCGATTACTCGCTGGCCATCTTGGTCCTATGCGGGGACCAGGGTATCGGCAAGACCAACTTCTTCCGCAACCTCCTCCCCGCCGAACTGCGGTCCTATTACGGGGAATCCAAACTGGATGCGGGCAAGGACGACGAGATCCTCATGTGCAAGAAGATTATCCTCTGCGATGATGAGTTCGGCGGCAAATCCAAGCAGGAGGCCAAGAAACTGAAGGAATTGTCCTCCAAGCAGACCTTCAGCATCCGCAAGCCCTACGGAAGGGTCCACGAGGATTTGAACCGTTATGCGGTCCTATGCGGGACATCCAACGACGAGGAAGTCATCAACGACCCAACGGGCAACCGACGGATCCTGCCCGTCGTGGCCGCAAGCATTGACTGGGATGCCTACGATGCCATTGACAAGACCGACCTATTCATGGAGTGCTACCATGCCATCCAAACCCACGGAAGCGATGCTTGGCAGTTGTCAAAAGCGGAGATCGCAATCCTTAACGATCGGACGCAACTGAATGTCCAGCCCGCCGTGGAGAAAGAACTCCTGCTCAAATTGTTTACCATCCCCGATCGGAGCGACGACCCCGAAGGCAAATGGCTGACCAACTCCGAGATCAAGGATGTGATTGAAACCTGCACCCGTCAGCATGTGTCCGCACACAAACTTGGAGCCATCCTAAAGTCGCTTGGGTGTCAAAAAGTATGCCGAAGGGAGCGAAATTTCCTCGGATGCTATTTTGTAGTCAGAAATTACGAAAGAAGTGACTACGCCCAAACGCCTAACAATCAAGGCATTCCGTTTTAAGTAGTCAGTGTAGTCAGTTTTGACCCCTATTTTACATTGGCAATATATACGAGCGTGTGCGTGTGTGCGTGTGTGATATATATATACTCATAAGAAAAAAAGTAACTACAAGTGACTACACTGACTACAACCGCCTCCACGCTATCAAAAAGGGCGTTTTTTGTAGTCACTTCTCAAAAAACAAAGTGACTACAAGTGACTACGCTTAGACCCTACCAAAACAAAGCCATTGACCTCATGCGGACAAGTATCGCAGAGGGCAAGAGGCACATCATCCTGTGCGCTCCAACTGGGAGTGGCAAGACCGTTATGTTCACCTTCATGGTTGCATCGGCCCTCCAGCGGGGGAAACGGTGCATCATCTTCACCGATCGGGTGGAACTGCTGAAGCAATCCAACGGAGCCTTGGACCTGTTCGGAATCAAGCCGACCCTCATTGAAGCGGGCAAGCCCCGACTGGATGTTTCGGGGAACTGTTTTATCGCAATGGCGCAGACCTACGCCCGACGCAAGAACAAGGCCGACTATGCCGACCTCATGGCGGGCATGGACCTGGTGATCATTGACGAGGCTCACAAGCAGACCTTCAACCCGCTACTTGCAAGCATCCCCGCCAAGGCCGTGGTCATCGGGGCCACTGCAACCCCGCTGCGTCGTGGCAACCAAGAGTGCTTGTCCAAGTTCTACCAGGCGATCCACAACCCTGTGCAGGTCGGCGAACTCATACGCCAAGGGTTCCTTGCAAGCCCCGTCACCTACGGGACAAACATGGATCTATCGGGAATCGGGATGCGGGGCGATGACTACGACACCCAGCAGATGGCTACCGTATACTCCAAGCGTAGGGTATTTGATGGAGTGGTCCAAAACTACGGGAGGCATTGCAGGGGCAAGAAGGCCATCGTGTTTGCCAGCAATATCGCATCAAGTAAGGAAGTGTGTGCCGCCTTGCACCTTGCAGGCCACAACGCCCGTCATGTGGATGGCGACATGGGCAAGCAGGAGCGGGCCGATGTCCTTGAATGGTTTAAGCACACACCCGATGCCATCCTGTGCAACTGCGACTTAATGACCACGGGTTTTGACGAGCCAACCATTGAGGTCGTCATCCTATACCGTGCGACCGCAAGCCTGCCGCTATTCATGCAGATGGTGGGCCGTGGCTCCAGGGTGACACCAACCAAGAAGGAGTTCACGATCCTTGACTTCGGGAACAATGTCAACCACCACGGGTTTTGGGAAGCCAATCGTGATTGGTCCCTCAAAAAGAAACGCAAGAAGAAATCCGATGGCGTTGGCGGTGCGAAGAACTGCAAGGGCTGCGAGGCGATTATCCCCGTGGGGGCGATGAAGTGCAAGCATTGCGGCTACGAGTACCAGCGCAAACCCCAAGAGCATGGCGAGATGGTGGACCTACACCTGATGACCAAGGCCCAGGGCATGCAGTTGGCCACGACGAGCAGCATGTACCAAAAGGCACAACTGGCAAAGGCCAAGGTAATTTCGCCGTATTGGGTGTTGCACAACCAATGCAAGAGCAAAGCCGAAGCCTTGGAGTTCATCCGCTACATGGGATGGAAGCCAGGCTGGGCATTCCACAATAAAGACCGTTTCCCAATCCTTAAGTAATGCAAGAGTTCAAGATTCAAGCCGAATGCTTCCAGTGGCACTGGAACAACTTCCCCGACCAGCGGGGACGATTGTTTACTGTAAACAACAACGCACCGTCTGCCTATGCTGGGAGCGTCATGAAGGCCATGGGCGTAGTGGCGGGGGTGAGTGATATGATATACCTGTCCAACGCTGGTGCCGTGTTCTTGGAGTTTAAAGACCCCAAGGGCAAGCAGTCCCTATCCCAAAAATGGTGGCAGGGAGTCGTTCAAGAGGCGGGGTATAGGTACGAGGTGATTCGCTCCGTGGAAGATTTCCAAAGGGTGTTGGCTGAATGTGGGTAGGTTGTTTATATCTTTGACCCATGCACCGCATACTGCTCCTTCTGCTCCTGACCTCCTGCACCAACGACCGCCCGTGGCGGGTGATTGAGATACGGCCCAAGGGGGATGCCTGCGAGTATGTGCTATCCCGCTCCAACGGCTTCGGGCCGCAAATAAAAATCAAGACCGCACCATGCGGGAAGTATAGATTATTCCAAACCATAAACCCCTAACCATGAAACCAACCCCTCAATCTTGCCAAACCCGTGTTAGTTGCAGGGCTTTTGTCTTGGAACGAGCCAAAAAACATTTGGGTAATAAGTTTAAACATTTTGATACAGGACAAACACTTGAAGAAGGTTACTTCACTTGGTCTGTATCTGTTTCAAAGTTTTTTGGCGGTATGCACGTTGCTTATGGTGGTTGGGTGGTTTGGTCTGCTTGTGGTGGATGGTTGGCAGAGCCTTGCACCTAACGGTTGGCAATAACCGTCAGGTGGGGGATTAAATGCACCAACCTTTCAACCTGACGTAAATCCCAAAAAGTGCAGATAGCTTCAATGTGGCACATCGCCCCCACTTGCGGTTATTGTTTGTTATAGGGCGTTTATTCTTAGTCAAATGGAAATTACAATTAAAGGAAAAGTAAAACTCGGTGAGTTAGAAGCGGGAAAGCTATTTATGTATAACGGTACTATTGCGTTGAAGTCTGAATACCGTACCGAAAAAGGTGCTATTGAAGCCTACATCGTTGGTTCTGGTGAAATGTTTTGGGGTGGCACTTCAACACCAAAAGAGCAAGTCGAATTAGAAGTGATTGAGTTGGGTACTGTCGGTTTTTAAATGCCCTATAACTCGCATATTTGTCTAACCCCAACCCCTAACCCATGAAACCAACCCCCACCGATTTTCGCCGCTGGCAGATTCACATCCGCAAGGAGTGCGTGAACTGCTCCCGCCCCGACCGTTCCGAAACCATCAAGGCTTGGTCCGTAAACTGGACCCTGCTCGGAAGAATCCTACAAGCCAAAAACGCCTAAGCCATGCCCTGGATAAGACCCAAAAACCAAATGCCCAAGGAGGGCGAACCTGTGCTAATTACCGATGTGGAAGGACTGCAAATCGTCGCTTGGTATGATGCGGTTATTGATATGTGGAACTCCGAGAACCACTCTTGGTTTCCCCGTGAAGTCACCTACTGGATGCCCATCCCCGAAATCGTTTAAGCCATGACCCCAGCACTCATCCACCATTTAGTTGACACCACCGCAATGGTTTTCGGCATAACGCCCGACCAGGTGCGCTCCGCATCACGGGAACGGCCCTGCGTCATCGCCCGCAACATTGTGGCCGACATCGCCTACAACGAATACCTGTTCACCTTTATGGCCATCGGGAAGGAGTTGAATCGCCACCATTCCACGATAATCATTAACCTTGAATCCTTCCGCCACGACTGCAAGGCCAAGCCGCAACTCCGCTACCTACGTAGGCAAGTTTTCAACAATGCCCAAGAGTACTTGCAGACCGCTGAGGGGGCTTACATAACTGATACTCTGCAACTTCCGAAGCAAGAGTAGGGCTAAATCGCCTACCTACCTTGGGGGGGGTGCTTAACTGCATCCCCCTTTTTTTTGCAATCTTTGCGTATGCAGTCAGCCGACCAAGTCATCCTTGACCTCTACCGCACGGGGGAAATCCGAAAAGCCTGCCTCACCATAACAGGCGGCGACCCGCTTTGGAGGGATTTGGAACAGGAGTGCGTCCTCATCCTGTTGGAGAAAGACCCCGCCAAGATTCTGCAAATCCAGTCGCAGGGGTATTTTAAGTTCTATGTGGTGCGGTTGCTGCTGAACCTGTACAGGGGTAAGAACAACCAATTCGCCCAAAAGTACCGCCATCACGACCTGCTGGAAGAACTCAACCCCGATGCCCCCATATCGCAGGCCGAGTACGATTCCCTCATGGATGACCTTTGGGCCATCGCAGAGGCCGAGATGGACACATGGGCCAAGGACGGGGCGTTCCCGTATGACAAGGAGTTGCTGAAACTGCACCTGCGCACGGGTAACATGAAGAAACTCTCAAGGGACACGGGCATACCGTACCGCTCCATCATTTATTCCATTGACCAAGCCAAGGCCAAAATCAAGGCCGCAATACAAGCCCATGGACACGCTGATATTTCCCCTGCTGATAAGTAGTTTGACCGCCCTCGCCATTGCGGAGTATCATGTCCTACCCCAATGGTGGTACAGGACTTGGCTGGGAAGGCACAAGCCGTTCAGTTGCGTCACCTGCCTGACCTTTTGGGTGGCGGTGGCCCTGACCTTGCCCACCTGCGGATGGGTTCTCGCTCCTGTGTACGGCCTTGCCTCTGCGGGGCTGACCGTTGTCATCCTTCAAGTCACCAACCGATGACCCAAGACGAGTACCTGCTGGCTCAAAAGCACCGCCATTATTGGGAGCAATACCAAGCGGCCCTATTCATGCGGCTGACCCCCGAAGCGGTCCACGACTTGCAGACCATCCTTGTGGCCCACGGCAGACCGAATACAAATTGGTGGTGTGCGGACTGCGTAAAATCGGCCCTCTCCTACATTTACCAAGAGGCAGACCAATTCGCCCAAGCCAACCACCACACCGTTACCCATGCCATCAACAACCCCAATCCGTGAACAGTTTGAAACCTATGCCGACTACGGCGAAGGCGTGCGCAATAACGCCAAGCGGGGCATTGAACTCAACGAGCGCAATGGCAACAAGTGCGCCACCCAGACGGGTAAGGTCCGAGCGCAGCAACTCGCCAACGGGGAAGGGGTATCCCTTGCAACGGTTAAGCGGATGCACTCCTACCTTTCACGGGCCGAAACCTACTACGACAACGCTGACAGTTCCAGCGACTGCGGCTACATATCCTATCTGCTTTGGGGAGGCAAAGCGGCCCTTGGGTGGAGCAGGAATAAACTACGGGAACTTGGCGAACTCGACTAAAGCCCCGAACGAGGAAGCCCAGGTCCAAGCCCGCATGGATTCGCTGATGATGGTCATCACGACCCTCTGCGACTGCATTGGTGCGGTGGAGGAATCCAACTCCCCGAACGCCTTTGCGGTGAAGATGAAAATCGTGGATAAGATTGATTCGCTCATTGACAAAATAGAATACTGATGCACCCAACGAGGATATTCAAGACCCCCGAAGACCTTGGGAAAGCATGGGCCGCCTTCAAGGAGGATGTCAAAGCCCAAGGCGAACAATGGAAGCGGGTGCAGTATGTCGGGAAGGACGGGTTGAAGAAGGAAGACCCCGCCAAAGTGCCGCTGACCTTGGAGGGGTTTAAGCGGTTTTGCCGCAATAATTACGGGGATGTTCAGCAGTACTTTGACAACAAGGACGGATATTATGAGGACTTCGTGGTTATCTGCCGTGCGATTCGGGAGGAAATCCGAGAAGACCAAATCATAGGTGGGATGCTCTCGTTCTACAACCCCTCCATCACGCAGCGGTTGAACGGGTTGGTGGAAAAGCAGGAAACCAGCGTCACCATCGAGCAGCCGCTTTTCGGCGATGGAGTTTAAGTACACCACCGCCATCAAGAAGATTCGGGCGATGAAGGCCCGAAAGAAAGTCATCCAAGGCGGGACAAGTGCAAGCAAAACATTCGGCATCCTTGCGGTCCTGATTGACCATGCGGCCCGCCATCCCAAGTCAGAGATTTCGGTGGTGTCCGAATCCGTCCCTCACCTTCGCAGGGGTGCGATTAAGGACTTCGCCAAGATTATGCAATGGACCCATCGATGGGTTCCCGACCGCTGGAACAAGACCCTCCTGCAATACAA